ATTTCTTCCGCTTTGGCGATAGCCTTTTTGGCATACTCTGCCCATCTGCGAAGGCTTCCAGCTTTGTTTTTTCTTTGTCGCTCATTGTCTAACCGCTTCCTTAATCCTACGTGTGAGATTGACCTACCTGTATTTCTGGTAAGCCAGTTTGCTACTTCCCGATACGAATACTGTTTAATGTATTTCTGTGCTTGCTCAAGCATATCAAGTTCGTGGCTGATTGGCAAGAGTATTCCGTTATCTTCTGGGTCTATTTCATACCCGTAAGGAATTGTTCTTGCTACACGTGGGATTGGAACCCATACGTTGTCTTCTTTTAAGTCCGTTGGTTGTGGTAACTTCCATGTACCTACTGATTTAGTCATCGCATGCACAGTCACTCATATTTTTTCCACATGCACATGTCTCTTCTTCTACTGCCTTAGCTGGCATAAGCATTACACCACCCTTAGCTTCGATCTGTACCTTCTCTGTCTTAACAAGACCAGTACGGTCTAACAGTTCTTTAGCTGCTGCCATCTTGTCACGTATGCCTAGCTCAGTGGGATCGTACAAAGCACCTACCATAGCCATTGCAGCTTTAGGTACGTTACGTGCTAGATAGCTATGCGTTACGTCTATAATCTCTTCTTTGAGACTATTAGTAACTTCAAGGTTAGAAGTATTAGCAGAGTAACCCGCCATAAGTTTAGCAGTAGAGATGTCTCCACCTGCTTCGTCCATAAGGACTGCTAGAAACTTTTGTTGACGTTCCGTTAACTCACGTGCCATTACTGTATCTCCTTATACCATTAGCTCAAAATGCGGAGCGTCAATGAAGGGTCTACGATTTTGTGACCTACGCTCATCAATGTAACTATTCATTGCGTCTTCCATTGTACCATCAAAGTAAGCTACGTTTGGAACTGTCCAAGCTGCGCCCCACCTAATGGGTGCGTCTACTTCACGGGCTGCTTCAGCCATAGCGTCAGCAATGTCATCGTACAAGTTTAGTTCCCACGAGCCACGAGAGCCAATGTAAGCCATCAAATCTACTGCGTGACCATCTAGGTGCTTAGACTTCATAGTCTGGCTTGCACCCTTGGCTACTAGAGCTTCTTGTTCCTTCATGGTACGCATACCACAAATAACTCCAAAGTCAATCTTACTTTTAAATATAGCACTATTAACTACTGCAACAAGCCGTTCATCTAAACCTTTTAGTTTATCTTGACTTCGTGTACTTAATTTAAAACTCATTCTTTTATTCCTATGTTTAAACAGGCAAGTACCATACTAGTATCGGTAACCATTATACTTGCTCTTTGTTTTACGTTCTCGCATATTGTCCTACTATCGTAAGAAGAAATTTGAAAGTACGTTAGGGGCATACCAGAAACTAATTGTAACCAAACTAAAGCCCACATTACTTATTTCCAAAGAATTTAGATACAGACCGCATACCTATGCTGGCACTTACAATTCCACCTAGTGAGTACTGATACCACGTAGGCATTACTTCTAAAGCAGTGAAACCTGCCTGTACGATTTGATTACCCCAATCTCCACAGAAAGCTAGGATTAAGGGAATAGAGAATAATAATGTAATCCATTCATCTTTCCAACTATTTTGTGTAGCCTTGATTGCTTCTATGTCCCAATCAATCTCACCAGTAGCTTGCTTAACTTTTATCTCAGCATTAGCTTTCTGTACAGCTACCTTACCATCTAGGTACGTTGTAGCTAGTCCACCGACTGCACCTAAGAGTTGACCAAGTATCATTCCGTGCGTTCCTTAGCTACAGCTTTCTTAGCTAGATTGGCGACTCCCATAAAGACAGATACCACGCCAGCCACAGAAACAAAATAGATAGAAGCCATACTGCCAATGATTGCCGATGCATTATCAAGCCCAAGTAAACTTGTAAGTACCACTCCAAAAGGATAGAGTAACATCCCCCATAAAGCAAACCAAGCCATCTTACGAGTCTGATCACGATGGGCATCTTCATCCTCAATACGCCTCCGCTTATCTTCCAAGACTAGAGCTTCCCATTCGGGTTTCTCAATAGCACCATTACCACTAATGTCAGCTTCTTCAAACGATGTCACTACTGCAGTATCCTCTAGGTCTTTTTGGATCTAATACATCTCTGGCAAGTAAGTGGCCTTCAAGGTACATAGATCTCTCAATGCGGTCTAAGGTTTCCCAATTGCCAGTATGTTGATAATAAGCTTCTCTAACATAGAAAACATCTGAACGTGGTATGTGAACTCTGCGTAGTCTGCTTTCGTTTCTGTCGGCTAACGCTTTGTAGAACTCTTCAAGTACAGAGTCGCTAGAATACATTTTTGGTTTCGACATGACTAGTTATACCTTTAGGGAAATTGATGTCAACAACTAAAGTGCTACGACAAAGAAAAAATTGTACATCTAAAAAGAGTACTTTAAGTATACTTTAAGTATTATACTTAATTAATAATATTATAAATATTTAATACTATAAGTAACCTTAAGTTACTTTAAGTATATTATACCACTAATATTAATTTAGTCAACCCCTAGGTTTATAATTCTTAATCATTATTGATATACTTACTTTAAGCGTCCCTTAAAATACCTAACGCCGTCAGTCCAAGTACAATTACATCTGAGAGCCACAGAGAGCCTCTCTGAGTAGCCGCTTCCTGTCGTCAGGTCTAGGCATACCCCACGAGGTACTATGTGTCTCCTGGGGCTTCTCATGAAGATTAACATAAACTAGTACATAAACAAGTTATTCCTCATAGGAATAATAGTTGAATGAAACATAATGTAATACTCCGTGATAATCCCTATGTAGTTAACAGACTTAAAAATAGCCCCCGCTGTCATTGTACATGTATACGTACGTACGGGGGTGGGGTGGCCCATTAGGGGGTCAGTCTGAGGTAGGTCAGTAGAGCTGCCATACTTTTATTATATTATCAAAGAGCTAAGTCATTGTTTTCATTGAGTATTCTATACAATTAATGATTGTAGTACTATATATTACAGTAGGTTAGCCACCACTTTGCGAATGACTCGCAGTTTCAACTTGACGAAGTACAACTCTTTATCGATTTATTTTGTTCTCTCTTTGTTCTAATTGGTTTAACCTTAAACTATATCCCCCAATTAATTCATCGTTAAACTATACCCCCCTTATTAGTTGAACATTAAACTACTTAGAACAAAACCAGAACATTCAACCAGTAGAACAAACAGTAAACAAACAGACAACAAACAGTGAATTAGCTCTGAGACTTAATCTAAGCCGTTTTAAAGCACCTATTCTTTTTTAAGGTATCTTAGGTCAAAAAAACTATGTTCCTCAAAATACCCCTCTTTGTTCTCTCTTTGTTCTATGACTCAGCTTTTACTTGCAGTTGCGAATCATTCTCAAACGAATCACTTGGGCAATATGCCTCTGTAGCTTGACCTATTCCTTGGTAGTATCAGGTTGATATTGTCTATTTTATCCTTTGTTTTCAATGGGGTTGACAACTAATCAGTTATTTGCTTAATTGATTGCAGAAGTTGACGGGATGACGCTACCGAATATCGGAAAGCCCTACGTGCTTCAGACAGTCTACTGATTGTATCCATTACTTGATAGTTTTGGGGAGTACGTTAGGATCAACTGTTGATTACAGAATACCCTTTTTAGGGTAGCTTGAGGGTTCAGCCCGAATGGTTTGTTAGGTGGTGATGTGATGTTGCCCGATAAGACAGTGACGTAAGGCCTAGGATAAATTTTTCTAGGGTGTACTGACAAACCTAAAGTTACAGAATAAACTCTGATGAGTTGGTACGCTATAGGTGTGCGCTGTTTTTACCAGTGCTACTTCTGTGCCTGTCTAGTCTTTGTTTTTCTGTAACGATGGTTATATATCTTGGATGGGGATATGCAGGGATGCTGCCCTCCAGGATGCAGGTAAACTGTGGGTGGTGTGATCGGTGAGATTATGTTGTCCACGGTGTAGCCTTGCACTGCGCACTTGTTCTGAGTGCGTGGTGTTTAGCTACATAAAAGGAAACCTGTTATGAAATTTATTGAAACTGATGCGAAGATTGTTGAAATGATTGTCAGTATTGGCAAGCGTGGAACGTCTATTCAATCCGATATACATAGGGCTGCTTGCTCTATTCTTAATCGGTGGTGTGTGTCTAATGATGTTTCGACTGCTACTAATCACATGAATATGTTGCTTGAGCAGTTACCTACTATGGTTCGCACCAATGCGTTTAAGGATTGGGCTGTGAATATGGCGGGCCTAGTGTGGTCTGTTGACGGTGAATTTGCATACGATAAAAAGAAAACTAAGATTGATGTGAAGGCTGTACAAGCTGCGAAGGACAAGCCCTTTTGGGAGTTCAAGCCTGAGCCAGAATACAAAGCTACGGTGTTGAATGACATACTCATTAAGGCTGTGAAGGTTGCCGAGAAAGCTATGAAAGATGGTATTGATAGCTCTAAGGGTGATGTGATTGATGCGGCGCAGTTGACTGCACTCAAAGCATTAATCGTATAATCAGAATGGATATTGGTTAGCACCCTATGCGATTGCATGGGGTGTATTCCTATAACATTCAAACTGTGAAAGGATTTGATATGCTGAGTAAAATTATGGGATGGGTGGGTGTGATGTCTGCCTGTATAATATTTTTGTTGTCACTGTTTTCGGTGGTGATGTTTGAGATGTCCCCGATTGTGTTGGGACTTTCTGGTGCGCTACTTGCGCTACTAATAGTTTTGTTTGCAGTTGAGGAAGGGTGGTTTAAATGAGTATGTTATTGAGGTGCGGTAAGTATGTGGTGTACAACCGAAATGGAAGGGTTGTTTTAATCTGTAGTGATAAGCTTGTATGCTTATCTTTTATGAAAGGAATGTGATGTTTAGTTATACTCAAAATTATAACTTTAGTATGTACGTGCCAAGATCAGGTAGTCTTTACAGACTTCAAGGGTGGTATCTCACACCTACTGGTAAGATGTACGTCAATGTACGTGGCCCCAGCTTGAGAAGTTGCGTGGCTAACTTGATGCTTACTGAGAATGAATTTTGCAATGACGATGCAAGGTTCATGGGTGGGTGGGTCGTTGCTGACTGTGATGTGACTACAATGGTGCGTGACTTTACGTCACGGTCTAACTTATAGGAGGAAAGTGAATGACATTT